TTCTACCTGTTAAAAATATCTCTTCTCTCAGGCTGCTAGATAAAGCGCCAAGCATGGTGGTGGTGCGGCGTAGCGGCGGAAGACTCATTGATTTCTTGCAAATTTGTAATAAAGCATTATAAAAGTTTGTTTCTGCGGGTGAGACGGGGGCGGGTGTTATTGTGCTTGGTCTATTACTCTGTTGTTCTTGAAGCAAAGATAAATTTTTTGCTAAAATATATTCACTGCTTTTTTTAAGAAAATTGTTCACACCTTCTTTTTGCTCTTTCTGTATTCTGTTTTTTTCTTTGCTGCCCGGTCCCGTCGCCCGAGGACCCCAGCCGCTAATGAGTTCTAATATTTTTGTAATTGCTTGTTCCGGCGAGCTTACATCAACAGAACGATAAATATCCTCCAACGTCGGAGCACCACCAGACTCTTGCTCTTGTAGTCCTTGCTCCTCAAGAACCTCGTTCAATACCTCAAGCAAATTTAACAAACTATCAGACATATTATTCCTCACATAATCTCGTCGGCAAGACCATACTTAACTGCTTCTTCGGCGTCAAGGTAGATATTTACCTTTTCATTAAGTAGTTTCTCTAGCTTCTTGCGGCTGAACTTTGTGTTCTCAACCATGGCGGTTATGTAATCTTCCTGTAGGCGTTGTATAGCTTCAAGTTCGTTTGCAAGGTTCGGTAGTGTACCAAAGTTTCCTGCTGCAACATTATGAATCATCACGCGGCAGTTCTTGCCAATCTTGCGCTTACCCTTTGTTCCTGCTGCGAGGAGTAGAGTTCCTGCGGACATAACCTTTCCAACACCGATTGTGTGGATTTCAGTCTCTTCCATGACAGATTGCATAACATCATAGAGAGCAAACATGTCGTCGGCAGAGCCACCATAGGTGTTGATGTAAAACTCAACCGGCTTCTTTTCCTTGCCTTCGGGTAGTATTCGGTTAATCTCGTTCAGATAAAGTAGAGCCTGTGTAAGCTCAGCTACCTTTTCATCTTCCACAGATGAATACAAACCAATAACTCGTAGGTCTGGCTCGACGGCTGCCTCTCCAAGAGCACCACCAAGTATCTGCTCAAGACTTACGGCTTTTACTTCTTTTATCGGTTGTGGCGGCACTTCTTCTTCACTTGCCTGCACCTTTTCTTTAGGTGGAAGTACAATATCAATAATCTTACCAATTATTTTACGCATCATTTGTTTGTCTCCTTTGAAAACATAATGGCTGCTAACTTGTTGTTGTTTAGGAATCTTTGCGATCCTCTCCAATCATCAAACTCCAAGAACTGCTTAAATAGTTCTGGGTGTGCCTGGAGTAAATAGGTGATTGAGTTTTGTTTGTAAGTCTCAATCGTTTTATCACTATCGATCTTGACGCTTTCATACTCTTCGTGCCCATATGACTTGCCGTTCTTACGAAGAGCCTCTAGCCTGTTTACGTGGGCATAGTGTAGATATTCTAGCCCCTTGTTGATGACTGTCAAGTAGAAAACATAAGACATACTCATTACTGTGGCTGTGATTCTTGTTGACTTGAGGAAGTATGTGCCAGAGCGGGACATCCACCCAAGCAAGAAAGCACACCCAGCTATGATTAGACTAACTATAAAATTCATTACCTCTCCAAATGAAATAACCACCTAGGATATGGTCCCTAGATGGTTATTATAACGGCTCAGGAGATTTCTGTCAAGCTATTATTTCGAGGCGAGTCTACGAAAGATACGCTCGGCTAGCTTGTTCGCCATGGCATCCTTCTTCTTTTCACGAATAAGGCGAGCAGCGACTCGGCGGGCAATTTCTTGTACTAATTCTTCTTCGCCCATTTCCTCGTCTTCTTCATCACCCATTTCTTCGGGTTCGCCTACAGGAGCGTCCATAGGACCTTCTAGATCACCACCTTCATCGTCCATGGCATCACCCCCCATTTCCATCTCATCTTCACCGATCTCTACGTCAGCATCAAGCCCGAGTAGATCTGCGAGCTTGTCTACAATATCAGCAAACTGCTCTTCTTTGCCACCTTCGGCTCCCATGTCCATACCGCCCATATCATCATCGGCGCCCATGTCCATATCCATCTCCATGTCGCCGGCAGGCTCTTCGCCCATCTCGGCACCCATATCCATCTCCATTTCTTCGCCGCCTTCGGGCGCAGGAGCTTCTTCAACATCCATTTCCATTTCTTCTTCTTCACGCATCCCACCCATATCGCGCATACCGGGAGGCTCTTCATCTTCCTCGTCGTCGCGCATACCGGGAGGCATACCGTAGCTTCCGCCCATCTCTTGTAGGGGCTTAATGTTCGCCAGCTTCATGAACTGACGAATCTCTGATTCTGTTAAAAGTGTTTTGCGGGCCATGGTTTTAAATCTCCTTTATAAAACTCAAAATAAATAGTCAGGTGTACCTGAACTTGCTAATAATTCTTAGCCGTCAGGTAATCTTTTCTGTAATTTAATTAGTGCTTTGTCTTGTATTTGCTTTATGCGAGCAAACGACAAGCCCTCTCTCTTTGCTATCTCACGCAGAGATAGGGCACCATTCTTATAGATCGAGATCATCGAACAATTAAATTCGTCTTCATAATCTATGTGGTATCTACAATTACTCGCTAAGCAGCACTCTTTGTCTTTTAAGCATTGTCTCGCGCAAACTAATAAGTCTTCTTTATTCATAGGTCTGGAAATTCCTTTGAGATTAAATCAAATATTTGTTGTTTCTCTGCATCGTCTAGGAGTCCCCAGTCTTCAAGAACTTCTTTGCCTTTCTTTCTCAGCTTGAGAGTTTTTGTAAATCTATTCTTTGAAAGAACTTTATGCTCTAAGATGTAATTGTCAAAAAACTGGATAAGATTTTCGTCTTCTTGGATCATCCCGTCAATAACACCACGAAAGAACTGTGCAACATTTACCTTATTGTGGCGTAGTCTTATCAAAAGCCTAGCATGGTCATCGTCTGACACCATAAACCTGATAGACTTCAACTCTTGTCCATATTGGTATTTCTCTTCAGACATCACCACTTCCTTGTAGTAATGTGTGTCCTGCTCTCACCCAGTCCTGCTGATGTTTGTCTCACAAACTCGGCAGTCTGTCTTAGTTCCTTGATTGTCCGAACACCAGAGTATGAGAGTCCAGAGCGTATGCCTCGGTCGAGATCCATAAGCACGTTACGAACTTTGCCGCGATAAGGCACAGCACTGGAGACACCCTCAAATGAAGAGTATTTACCTCTCCAATCTATCTGCGCTTCTTTGGAAGCCATTCCGCGATAAGTTTTGTACTTTGTTCCGTCTTGACGAGTATAAACATCGCCGGGGGTCTCTTTAGTTCCAGAGAGCAGGGAGCCCAACATAACTGCGTCTGCACCAGCTGCAAGTGCCTTTACGATGTCACCAGAGTTGCGTATACCACCGTCTGCTATAATAGCGACATCACGGTCAGTTTTAGCACAATCCAAGATGGTTTGAAGACCCGGATGTCCATGCCCTGTCTGAACTCTCGTAGAACAGATAGAGCCACCCCCAATGTTGCAGCGAACAGAGTTAGCGCCCCAGTCTGCAAGATCGTTAATCCCTTCTAAGGTTGCGACATTTCCTGCCATAATGTGTAGATCATCACCAATGGCATTTCTAATGGTCTGTAGCGCCTCTTTCACCATAATATGGTGACCATGTGCCACATCAACACAAACAAAGGTTGCGCCTGCGGCAAGGCACTCACAAACCCTGTATAGCATATCATCACCAACACCAACGGCAAAACCAATGTTCTCTGCTCCGTTGACTCTTGCGTGCCCAACCAACTCGGCTTGTTCTTCTGGTGTGTTGTATCTATGGATAATGGAACAAGCACCTTCCTCTGAAGTTGCTCTTGCCATAAGGTCTTCTGATACCGTGTCCATTGGGGACGATATAATCGGTAGCCCCAACTTCAACCCATTACCAAGGTCTGTAGAGATATCTACTTCAGACCGAGAGCGAATGTCCGAGAATTGTGGCAAGAGCAGCACATCATCGTATGTGAGAGCTTCAATCATCTTATCTCCTGTTCTTGTCAATAAAGATACGGATGCCTGTGGGATGATACCAAGTTTCCTTATGGGGATTCTTTGGTTCTCCCATGAACTTTACAATAGGCTTCATCCCACCAGTCCTTACATGACATATCGCAGGAACACCTTGGAAGCCATATTTTTTCTCAAGTCCCTCACCATCTTCCATATTGAACGCATAGAAGTGGTCATCTTCATACTCGTCAGAAATTTCTACAAACTTCTCACGCAGAGCGTGACATAGATGGCAATTTTGTCCGTAGAACTTGATTACTACGTTATACGGCTTATCTACCTTGCCGCCTAGAATTTGTTCTAGGTTCTTTCTATTAATCCTCGATACTGCCATTTTCTATTCCTTTGATAATTCGGTCAAGATACCAACGGGCTTTCTTAAGGTCTTCAAGAGGTTCTGCCTTGTGTTGATGTCTCGCAACATATTTTACCACGTTGCCTGCGTTGAAGTCAAGCCCCCAATCCTCGATGGCATCGATTACTTCTATTTTGCCTTGGTTGTAGTGCGGGGGGTGATTTACGGCTTCGCGTCGGGCAATGCCTTCAAGTGCTTCGCGGCGGTCTCTCTCTTCTTGTTGAGCGCGGAACAGCAGGGTGATGGCACGGTCTCGTTCTTCTTCTTCTTCTTCTTCTTCTTCTTCTTCTTCTTCCCAAAGTCGCCTCGCCTCCGCTTCCTTTTCTTCAAAGTATCTCGCTTTTTCTTCCAAAAAAGCGTCTACAGACTTGGTTGTTTTACCTCTTGCCATCCAATACCTCCTGTGCTTTTTGTATACATTGTGGGCAGAATAGGGATACACGAGTGGGATTCTCGTGTACCACTACTCGCCAAGTCATCGCGTGTTCTTTTGATTTGGGGTCAAATGCGGCGTCACACGCTGAACATGTGTCTGGGCGGTGTTCGAATGTGGAAATTTTTTGGACGAGCTTTTCGTTGCCTTTGTTCTTCTTTTTGAGGCGGCGCCTTTCTGCTCTATTCATAATCGTTCCATGCCCGTGATGCGGGGTCCGTTAAACGATGACTGACGAAACACCACCACGGCTGATGGAA